GCCCGGCCAGACCTCCGGCATCGTCGCGTCGGTGCCCAGTTGCCCGCGCAAGCGGTCGCTGATCCGATAGGTGTTCGGCGCCACAAGCTCGGCACGCGCGAACTGGAACAGTTCCCAGTTCCCGCTCGACCCATCCCCGATAGCGGCGAGGTTGGCACCGCTCAGAACCGCGACGCGATCCCGGGATTCGAGTTGGCCGCCCAGGATCTTGACCTGCAAGGCAGGACCCCCGTCCCAAAGACCGGCGGCAGCGCGGGACATCGCGGTTTCCGTGACGCCGATCACCGCTTGCCCGCCAATCAGCTTGCGCAGCGCGAAATCCTCCTCGCCCGCCGACTGGTAGAGCGCCACCTGCCCCGGCCAGGGCCGCGCGGCCACCGCCAGATGCGGCGCGTGCGGCACCTCTCCACCGCCCATGAGCGGCAGGTCCATGAAAAGCGGATAGACCGGCACCGGGGGCACAAAACGCGCCAGTTGCGGCGGCTGATCCTCGATCTCGGGCACCGCGTAGAGGCTCGGCTCGATCCGAACGGCATCCACGACCTGCGCCGCGCCCTGTTCGACCCGGTCGATCCGGTACAAGACGCCATCGCCACCCGTGTCGTCGGGCAGTCGAACGATATCGCCCGCACCCACGTGCATCAGCGACGGAGGAAGCGCGAGGCGCGCGGTATCGCGCGCCACGCGCGCCTCGGCCAGCCAGCGTTCCGCCACCGTCCGCCCTTCGCCCCGTGTCATTGCCATCGCGAGGTCGCTGGTGGCTACCGCGTGCGTGGCGTCGTCAGGCAGCACCGCCTCTTCAGCGGCAATGGCATGATCGCCCTCGGCTTCGATGAAACGCAGGCGGACACGCCCTGACATCTCGGCTTCGGCCTCGCGCCGGCGCTCGATCCGGCCCTCGATTTCATCGGTTTCGGCAACGGAGCCGGGGTCGAGATCGACCGCCCCGATGCCTTTGCGTGTAACAAACCTCAGAACCCCGTCTCGTTCGACGGCATCGAAGCCGTGGCGCAGCATCAAAGGTTGCAGCGTCCGGCGGGCATCGGTCACTTCCTCCGACAGGTAGCCATGCACGAACCCGAAAAGCGCGCTGGTGTCAAAATGCGTCAGACCCGCGCGCCTGCAAATCTCTGCCACCACGCTCGACAGCGGGCGACCGCCGCTTCGGCCGTTCAGCCAATGCCCGCGGGCGAAGTTGTCGCCGTCCGACCACAGAACGCGGTTGTTGGGAAAGAACGGGAACGGCCGCGCGTCCCACGCCCAGACATAGGTGTGCGAAAGATCGAGCATCGGCCCGCCATAATGCACCGACACCGGGTTCTTTCCGGGACGCTGCCAATAGCTGTAGACAGCTTCTAGGTAGGCGCGCTGCATCAGGTCGTCGCGCTGTCCGTTCGAGAACTTCGGCAGCCGAGATTCAGAGGATTTGGGATCGAGGAACTTGTTGGGCTGGTTGCTGCCCTTGTCGATCGCCGCGCACCCGATCTCGGTGAACCAGAACGGCTTTGACTGCGGCACCCAGGCCGTGGGCTGCTCCTGCCGGACACCGCCGATACGTTCGTGATGCGTGTTCAGCCACCAGTTGCGCATGTCCTTGTAGCGCCAGATCCACGGCTCGTTATGCGCAAGATCGAGGATCGGTGTCCTGATCTGCGCCGCCTCGGCCTCGGGCGAGTGATAGTACCAGTCATATCCTTCGCCACCTTCCACGTTCGCTTCAAGATAGTTGCGGTTGTGGATGTCGCCCCAGGCCGCGTCCGCGTGATCGATTCCGTCGCGCCAGTCCGACAGCGGCATGTAGTTGTCGATGCCGATGAAATCGATGTTGTCATCCGCCCACAGCGGATCGAGGTGGAAATACCTGTCTCCCGTCCCGTCTTGCGGCTGGTAGCCAAAGTACTCCGACCAGTCCGCCGCGTAGCCGATCTTGACGGACGGCCCGAGCAACTGGCGCACCTCGGCGGTCAGCACCTGCATCTCCCGCACGGATGGAAAGCTGTTTCCGGCCCCTCGGATCTGCGTCAGGCCGCGCATCTCAGAGGCGATGCAGAACGCCTCGACGCCGCCCGCCGCCGCGCAGAGCGCGGCATAGTGCAGGATGAAGCGGCGCAGACCCCACTCTTCGGGGCCAGTATAGGTGACGACGCCGTTGCCGACGATGAAGTCGGTGGCACGCGCATCGCCGAAAAACACGCGCACCTCGGCCTCGGCCTGCACGGTCCCGTCTGGCGATCCGGGGCGCCCGGGCGCCTCGCTCAGCGTGATCCGCCCGCGCCAGGGCAAAACCGCCTGATCGCCCGCATCGCTCCACGGATCGGGCAGACCATTGCCCGCAAGCTGCTCCATGAGGATGAACGGGTAGAACATCACCTTCTGGCCGCGCGCGTTCAGATGCCGGATCGCTTCCACGACCGAAGCGTCCGACGGCGTGCCGCCATAGACCGGCCGCCCGTCGATCTGCGCGATCTCGCGCGCAGCACTGCGCGGAAGGCTCGAGACGACCCAGGGCATGTCCCGGCCATCGAAGACCCGGCGCTCGACCTTGGGCCGGATCTGGCATGACCCGCAGCGCAGATCATCCCCGAACCACGACACGATCATCGATACCGCATCGCAGCGCGGCAACTCGTCGGACAGGTCGCGCATCGACTTGACCATGTCGGTGTACCCGGAAGGCGAATTGAGGTTCGCCGCCCAGGACTCGCCCGGCCCGGCTTCGTAGTAGACTGGCGTCGTGGCAAGTGAATATTCGCCCGTGCCCGGCATCAGAGCGATGCCCCGGATCTGCTGCACCATGTCGTTTCTGCGATCGTCGGCCTCGGGCTGTGCACCGCGCACCACCTCGAACGACAGCTGAGGCACCCGGTTTCCATAGGGCCCGAGCGCGAGGTCTTCGATCACCACATAGGCCGTACCACGATAGCCAGGCACCTGCCCGGCCCCTTCGATGGCCTCTATCAGCGGGTCGGGCAGTTGGTCGCGCGTGCCCTTATATACCCGCATGTTCAGGTCTGCCGTGGCGATCTCCTGCCCATCAGCCCAGGCCCGCGCCACGCCCTGGATCTCGCCTTCGCACAAGGCCACGGCCAGCGATACCGAATAGCTGTACTCGGTCACCTCCGGGCTTGGCGGCGCCGACGGCGTCCTCCCCTTACCGCCGCCACCTCCGCCACCACCAGTGGTCGTGGTGGTTTCCAGGAAGTCCGACGCCCAGATCACCTGGCCGCCCACGCGCACGCGGCCATAGGTCTGCGCGATAGCCGTGCCATCGCCCACGTTCGTGAGCCGAAAGCGATCGACGCGCCCCGTCTCGACCGGCTCCGACCCGCTGCCCAGGATCCGCTGATCGATGGCATTTCCGATGGTGGCGCCGACGGCACGGCCGATAACCGCCGAGGACAGGCCCAGGAACGACCCACCGACAGAGCCGCCAACAGCCGCACCCACAGCCGAAAGTACGATGGTCGCCATGCCCTACTCCTTTGCGTCGGGAAATCGGAACCGAGCCACAATCCGCGCCCGCCACGGTGCGCTCAGCGCGCTTTCAACAACGCCGTGCCCCGAATAGGCGTGCACGAAACGCATCACTTCCCTTGTCTGCGAGACGATGCCCAGATGCTTGGCGACGGCGCCGCTGCGCATCTGGAACAGCAGCACGTCGCCGGGGTGCAACGGGCCATCTGCCACCGTCACCAGATGGCGTGCCGCCGCACGCCACAGCCTTTCCTCGCCCTGCGGCTCGGACCAGTCCATGGAATAAGGTGGCGGCGTCTCGGGTTCGCGTCCCAGGACCTCGCGCCAAACCCCGCGCACAAGGCCCAGGCAATCGGTGCCCGCGCCCTTGCACGCGGCCTGATGCCGATAGGGCGTGCCGATCCAGCCGCGCGCGGCAGCGACCACGTCCGGTCTTGCGCTCATCTGCGGCTACCCCCGCTGTTGCTGTTGCCGGATTTTGGCACCGCCATCACCCAGTCTTCGCTCGGAACGTCCGGAAAGCCTCGGAAGTTCAGAATGTTGGCGAACTTGACGCGACAGGTCTCCAGCCGCTTGTCGCAGCCGGCCTCGAGGCGCACCCGGTCTCCGGCCGCAACCGCCGTGCGGATCGGCGCCCAAAGCTCGACCTCGCGCACGCCATTTACGATGCGATCATGGCGCACCGTCTCCCACAAGCCCTGCGCCGCGCCGGACAGGACCGTGAACCGCCCCCGCGCGAACCAGCCTTCGGCAAACCCGGGCAAAGCCGACCAGCGGAAAAGCCGTGCCTCGGCCACCTGCGCTACCTCGGTTTCGATGCGGAACCCCGGCTGGCTCAGATCGGCCCGGCATTGGGCATCCCCAAGAACGGCGGTGCAAGGTTTCTGGTAGACGCGGCCGATTGGCCGGTTCAGCGCCTCGGTCAGCCCGCGCAGTTCCGCGTGAAAGACGCCGTCGCCCCGACGCAATTCCCCGATGGTGCCGCGAAACTGCAACTGTCTTTGGGACAGATCGGACCAGTTCACCAACCACGCTTCGACGCGCGCCCCGTCGAAGCGGCCCGCTTCGATATCGGCCTCTGTCACCGACGCATCGCTGAGCGCGCCGAGCGCCTCGGTGTTGTCCACCGAAAGACCCGAACTCTGGCTTAGCACTCGCGCCGACAGCCCGCTGTCGGCCTTGAACGCGATCCCGTCGAAGGCAAGCGGCAGATCGTGATCGGTAAACCCAAAGGCACGCCCATCACGTCGCGTGATCGCCCAGCACCGGCACAGGGTCGTCTGACCCGTCGCAAGATGCGCCCGCAGGTCCCCGCCAGCCATCACACGCGCACCTCGATGATGGGCACGTTCGGCACGTCGCCCGCCTGGAAACTCGCGACGCTCGTCTGGATGGTGTCGGTGTCGAACCGCACCGGTACGTCGAACTCGAACCCGGCCGTGACCTGCAGATCGGCGCCGGGCGGCTCCTCGAACCGGATCTCGCCACGCGTCGTGTCCACCGACCATTCGCGGCCTTCGCGCAGCTCGTCCTGCGCCACGCTGACGCGCACCGTCCCGGACACGGGCTTTCGGATCGGCCGGACATAGCTGAAATCCCCCGAACGGTATGTCTTGGCCAGCCTGAAGACCCGGGTCCGGCCGTCGCCCGTTCCGATCATCTGGTCGTCTGGACGCACATCAGCAGTCGCACGCGCGGACTTGAAATCCGACCAGTCTTTCCAGCGAAACCCGTGCATCTGTCCGCCGCGCGCCTCGAAAAACGCGATCAGCGTCTCGATGTCGTCAAGCGACCGCATCCCGACACCAGCATCGTAGCGGCGGCGTGAATGCGCCCAGGGCGTATTGCGTTCCTCGTGCCCATTGGCAAGCGTCACCACATCCGTGCGCCGTTCAGGCCCGCCCATTGACCCAAAGCTCAGCGTCGCCGGAAACCGCACCTCGTGAAAGCTCATCTGCCCTTCCTCACCCTACCTGTTGCGATTGCCGCGCGCGATGGCACGGCTCAGCCCGGCCGCGATCTGTCCCTGGCTGCGCCGAAAGCTTTGCGCATCGGGCGTCTGGATGTTCATGACCACCTGCACCGGCCGTCCGGCGCCGCCCGCCCGCACGCCCAGCTTGCCATCGGCCCCGCGCGACAGCGGCATGATCGCCTCGGGGCCGGCCTCGCCCATCAGCCCGGTGCCGCCGCGCATGGGAAACAGCGTCGGCCCGTGGACCACCCCGCCATTGGCGAATGGCATGACCCGGCCCTGGGAAAAGCTGCCGCCATCGGCAAAGGGCAACACCCCCTGCACAAGGCTGCCCACCCCTTTCGAGATCAGCCCGCCAACATGGTCGGTCACGGGCCGGATCGCGGCCTTGTAGGCGGTGTCGGCCATTGACCGTGCAACGATGTCGAGCGCATCGGACAGGCTCTTGCCATCGAACAGCACACCGTCGAACGCCTTTCGCAGACCTCTCGACAGCCCTTTTTCCAGCGTGGCCGCATCCTTGCCCGTCTGGTCCAGCGCCTCACGAACGCGCCGCAGCTCGCTGTCGAACGTCGCGGCCATGCTCGCCGCCTCGCTCAAGCCCTCGGCCAGTCCCGCGCTCTCGATCTCAAGGTCGTCAATCCCGTCTCGATCCGTCATCCGTTCCTACCTTCGTGTCGTCGGGAAACGCCGCTTCCAGCGCCTCCAGCCCCTGCCGCGACAACGCGCGTTGCGCTCCCGATCCCGCCCCAAGCAGGATCCGCAACTCCGCCGGTGTCAGGCTCCAGAACTGCTCGGGCGGCAAACGCAGACCGCACAATCCCGCGCGCATCAGGCCCGGCCAGTCGAACCGGCTCATGCGTCGCCGGGAACCGTGAACGCGCGCGCCAGGAGTTCCGCCGCAGCCCTCGCGGCACCCATGGCACCGCCCTCTATCTCGGCCCGCGCCACCGCCTCGCGCGACACTGCGCAGCCGCCGCCCCGCAGCCCCGCACCGATCAGCGCCAAAACGTCTCGGCTCGAAAACCGGCCCGTCTCGAAGCGCTCCACCAGCGCAACGAGGCTGTCTGCCCCCAGCTCCGCCTCAAGCTCTGCAAGCGCGCCAAGCGTCAGCTTGAGCATGTGGCGCTCGCCATCAACGACGAGCGCGACCTCGCCTCTCCACGGGTTGGCCATTTCTAGAGACCCACAAAGCTCAGCGCGCCTGCGCTCTGCATCGAAAGCTCATAGGTCGCCTCGCCATCGAAGGTACCGGCATATTCGATCGACGTGACCTGGAACGCGCCCTCCACGATCCCGAAATCGGGAATGATCACCTGGAAATCCGGCGTCTGGCCGTCGAAAAAGATCTGCCGCGCGCGCTCATCCGTCCCGGTGTCCTTGAAAACGCCCGCGCCCGAGATCGCTGCCGACTTGACGCCGGCCCCCGAGAGCAGCTCGCGCCAGCCACCCTGGCTTTCCAGGCTTGTCACGTCGACCGGCTCGGCGTTGAAACTCACCCGCGTCGCCCGCAGGCCCGCGATGGTTTCGAACTGACCGCTTCCCGTCATGTCCACCTTGACCAAAAGGTCCTTGCCGTTCTGGGCTCCCATGATCCTGCTCCTGGTTGAAAATCTCAGTCGTCTTCGATCCGCGCGCGAAAGCGCAGATCGATCCGGCGGATGTCACCTGCCCGGCCCGTGCGCGCCGCCCGCGCGCGGTCGAACCACAGTCCGACCAGGCGCCCGCGCACAAGGCTCAGTTCCGCCCCGTCCAGCGCATCGCACACGGCGCCTGCGACCGTCTTGGCCTCTTGGTAGCCGCCCGCCCGGCTCAGAACGGACACCGTGAACCGATGCTCCGCTCCCGCGCCTGTCGCATCTCCGCGCGCGCGCACCTCTTCGGCCCCGATCATGACAAAGGTCACCGGCAGTGCACCCGCGGGCGGTGCGTCATAGATGGCATCGCCAACCCCTGCCGACACCGCCGCATCCCCGGCAAGCCGCGCGAAAACGGCTGCCTGCAACGCGGCCGAGGCTCCATAGCTCATGCCGCGGCCTCCTCGTCACAGAAACACGTCAGATAGCGTCCCTCCGCATCGGCCTCGGCCACCGCGCGGATCAGAAACACCCGCACTCCGTCGCGAAACCGTTGATCCGCGCGTGGACGCGCGGGATCACCCGCCGGTGCACCACGCACGACGACGCGATAGGCGACGCTCGACAGGGTCTGTCCTGCTTCGCGACGCTCGCGTCCCGTGCGCGCACCGACCTCGGCCCAAA